CTCCACCAAATAAACCTCTAGTTGCATTAGCCACACCTGCAGCTTGACCATTAGGAGTAGCTAAATTTCCAAAGTCTGAAGCATTACCAGTTGTTGCAATTGTAATAAAATTAATGTTCTCGAATACATAATTAGATCCATCACCTTGAGATGGGATATTTCCTACTCCTCCAGCAACTATTCCTCTTGTGCTACTAGAAAGACTAGCTGCTCCTCTTGCGCTAAAAAGTAAATCTCCAAAATCTGTAGCATTACCAGTCGTATTTATAGTTATAAATTCTATAGTGTTTATATTTCCAGGGCCAGGATGATTTTCATAACCAGCAGCAAATAGACCTCTTGTTTTACTATTAGACTGTCCAGCAGCTAAAACAGATCTTGTAACAGTAAGATCTCCAAAATCTGCAGCGTTGCCTGAAGATGCTAATGTAAGAAATTCAATAACATTTGTATTACCACCTGGAGTGCTACCACCTGCAAAACATGCTCTATCAAAAGTAGCGTCTGGCCAATTGTCTCCACTGTTTGCTACCCAAACATCTTTTAATTTCCATATGGATGAATTTGGTCCTGAAGGACTTGGAAAAGCCATTATTGTATTCCTCCGTGAGCCGAGGACCCTGTGCCAGCTTTACTTCTTGCAACAGACAAGTCTCCAAAAGTAGTTGAATTACCAGTTGATGCAATTGTTATAGTAGTCATAGCTCCTGAAGGTGTTGCTTGAGATTGAGAATAAACGGCTTTTGTAGCGTTTGAAACTCCTCTTGTAGTGCCAGCTGCTTGTGTGTCACCAAAGTCTGATGCATTACCAGTTGATGCAATAGTCACAAAATCTATTGTAGCCACATTAGAACCGTATGGCGCTGAACCAGGATTAGTATTACCACCGGCAAATATAGCTCTTGTTGATGATCCTGCTCCACCGGGATCAGTTTTTGCAGCAGTTAAATCTCCAAAGTCCGTTCCGTTACCTGTTGATGCTATTGTTATATAACTAATTACATTTGTAGATTCACCACCAGGTTGAGTATTTAAATTACCACCTGCTATTAATCCCCTTGTAGAACTACATGCCCCCGCGTTGTTTGCTCTTTTTTCTACGTCATTACCAAAATCAGTTGCATTACCTGTTGACGATATTGTTACATAATCAATCGTGTCACTATTATCGTTACTAGTTCCAGGTCTGGAACTATCTCTTCTTGGTCCAAATACCCCTCTTGTCGAACTTGATATACCTGCACCAAGAGCTCTACCAGATTCTGACAAATCTCCAAAATCTGTGGCATTACCTTTTGATCTTAAGGTTATAAAAGAAATTTCATTTATACCTCCTGCTGTTCCATCACCACCACCAGCAAATAATCCTCTTGTAGTTGATCCAACAGCACCATTATTATTTCCATAAACCGCGGTTGCTAAATCACCAAAGTCTGTAGCATTTCCTGCTGTAGATATTTGAATAAAATCTATTACAACTGAATTACTAGGTGTGGAACCACCGGCAAAAAAACCTACGTCACCTAAAATAGGTGAAGGCCAATTACCATCAATAATATACCTATATGAATCTCTAAGATTCCAAACTCCACTTGCTGATGTGCTTGTTGGAAATTGAGCCACTAGTAACCTCCTATGAGTTTAAAGCTTCTAATACAGCCCAAAGTTTATCTGCTTCTGCTTGTTGATCAAAAGGTATATCACTTGGAATACCTGGATCAAGATGTGGTGGATTTCGATATTTCCAATCACCAGTATAAGAATCTAAATAAGTTTTTAAATCTGCTTTTGTTGAAATTAATTCAGCTTGTCCATTTGGTATTGTAGCTCTATCTTTAGCTATACCTAACAACCAATAATCACAAGGTCCAAAAGCACCTTCTATTTTATTTGGATATAAACCGTGCTCGCTATCTGTATTAATAAAAGACGGTATAGTACCGTTAATATTTAATTTATATTTTATCATCTGATAAGCCATATTGAAACTCCTTAATAATCTATTTTATACTATGGATACTGGGCTATATCAAGACTATTTTTTTCTTTCCTTACCATTAGTTATAAGCGACTTGTCATCTAATAATTTAAACCCTCTTTTATCAGAGAATGCTTGTGAGTCATTTTTAAACAACTCTGCGCAGTGTTCTAGCCACTCTAGGGTCATTCCATGAGTTGGATTAATACCTTTTTTTATAAGTTCATTTTCTTTACTTAAGTAATCAAAAATTTCTTTTTGAGCTGTGGCAGCGTTTATACCCATATCAAACAAATAAATTAAATTACCTTCATCTATTTGACCTCCTCTAGCTCTTGCTGCATTTAGGGCTTGTTTCATACAAGTCATAATGTGGTATTTAACTTCTTCCTCCTCATACTCTTTTTCGGTTATTTGTTCTTTACCTAATTTTTTTAATAAGGATTTGTATTGAGTTGTAAAAAAAGACATCTTTCTAATTGCTCCTTGAACACTATTTAAAGCATTTGCTCCTTGAACTTTTAATCTTAAAATTTTCTGTTCTATAAGTTCTCTTTCTAAAGGTTCTAAATCTGGGTTTTCTAATTTTTTTTCTCTCATACGAATTTTTATATTATTTTCTTGCATGTTCAAATGAGCTTCTTCTAAAGCTGCTCTTGTTTTGTCTATTTCGGCTAACGTATGTTTAATAGATCTAACCGGTGTTATGGCTGTTACATCTAACATAACATTCATAAATTGTGAGTGTGATTTGTAAAAGTTAGCCGTGCTGTTTTTATATGATCTAACATGCCTTTATATTTTTTATCTAATGTTGGAAGTTTAGATATTTCTTCAGTTAAGGTTATTGCTTTTGAACTTTTATCCTTTTTCATTTCTTATCCTTTTTTACACATTATATTTAATTTGTCCACACTTTTAATTCAGGTATGTCCCACTCTTTTATAACTGAGTCAGGTAATAATTTTTTAATATCTCTTTTAGTTTTTTCAATTTTTTTAGTTTTAATAGTGTGCATGTTTGCCCCCATAACACTATCGTCGTATTTAACATTATTAACTTCAAATTGTTTTATATTTTTAAAAGTGTGTTTAAAGGGTTTTACTTCTAAAAATTTATAAATTTTGTCTATTGTTTTTTTAGGGTTTTTAACAAAATCATTATATTTAATTAATAAATTTAATTTAGGATCAGTGTGTTGTAATATATGACGTATTGATACTAGTTGTCTAACTATCAAACCATTTGTGTTCATTAATGTAGAACATTTTTCATGCACAGTAGCTCCATAACTATTTAAAAAAGTATTTGGATTTTTGTTACTCCAGTCTATAAATGAAGCTAACACTTCTATAACATCCCTAACTAAAAGAATAATTTTAGGTTTTTTATCCAAGTAATCTAAAACAAATTTATAGTTTGGTGGAGTTCCCCATGTGCCTCTATCTATTATTACATCCTGTTTCCAATCTTTGTAGTAATTTTGTGACACATTTTTTAATACATTATCAAATGATTTTTTATCAGGAAAATTATTATAAGAGGTTGGACCTATTTTTAAAGAATTTATATTTTTTAAAATATCAGTAACAATTGAATTTGATGTACAGGCAATCTTTGGATTTTGATTTAAAATTGATGCTAAAACTGTGTTACCTGATCTTGGTAAACTAGATAAATAATATAATTTTTTCATTTATACCAACCAGCCAAGGTATATCTAACTCCCCAATTTACTTTTTTAACCTCGTGTATATATTTATCATTACTAAATATTACTATTCTTCCTTGTTTTGGTTTAATTTTTAATTTGTCTACAATAGTTTCTCCGCCCTCATAATTATCATTTAAATACAATATAAAAGAAATATCATCTCCAGTATCTCTATGTTTTTTCATAAAAGAACCCATGGGCCATTTTACTATTTCCATATTATCTGGATTTAATAATTTTTTTATTTTAAATTTTTTATGTATTATATTTAATATTTCTTTATTAAAAAAAGTTAAAATAAAAGTATCTCTAAACTTTTTAACCTTATTAGAATTATTGTGTATATCTATTAATTTTTTGCACATAGACGAATCTAAAATGCCATCTTCTCTAATAATCATTATATCTGTATATCTTTAATTTAAATTCCTCCGTGAAAATTATTTGCAGATCCTATACCACGTCTTGTAACAGTAAGGTCTCCAAAATCTGTTGCGTTTCCTGTAGACGCTATAGTTACTTTATCTATTTTATTTTGTTTAGTGTATGTTGGCGCAGCCCCTTGTCCACCGCAAAATAATGCTCTAATTTTATTAGTGCCTTGTCCCTGTAAAGTTGCATCACCTGTCAAATTTCCAAAATCTGTTGCATTGCCAGTAGAAGCTATTGTAATGTAGTCAATATTATCAGTAGGTGGTCTTGTTGGTCTTGTTCCTGTTCCACCTCCACCAAACAAAGCTCTAGTTGAACTACCCGCACCAGAACTGTTGTCTTTAGCTACAGTTAAATCTCCAAAATCTGTTGCGTTACCGGTTGATGCAATTGTTACATAATCCATAACATTTTGTGATGGTCTATCGTCTCCTCCACTTCCAGATGGGTTTTGGTTTCCACCAGCAAAAACTAATCTGCTTGTGCTAGCGCATGCACCTCTTTGTTGATCAGTTGTAGTCGCATCTCCAAAATCTGTTGTGTTACCGGTAGTTGCAATAGTTATATATTCTATTATATTATTCCATCCAGCTGGTGTGTTCTGACCAGTATAAAGACCTCTTGTTGAATTTGAAGCCCCTGCATTAGCATAAGCATCAGCTAATAAATTTCCAAAATCTGTTGCGTTACCAGTTGTTTTAATTGTTATAAAATCTATTGTATCTGTTTCAGCAGATGGTCCGTAACCTCCACCAAAACAACCTCTAACATTTGATGCAACATTTTGTGCACCTACTTGTCTAGCCTCAGTTAAATCCCCAAAATCAGTTGCATTACCGTCACTTGATATTTGAACAAAATCTATTACGTTTGAATAACTGTCTACATCACCACCAGCAAAACATGCTCTATCTCCAATTGATGGCCAAGAGTCATCTTGTATAAAATTTGCAATTTCTTTTATTTTCCAAACTCCCGGTGCTGAAGTGCTAGAAGGCATCTAGGTTACCTCCTACGCGTCATCCAAGACTTCGTATGATATAACTAAATCTAAATCAGATGCTGCGTTTGCTCCACCTTTAAGAACGTCTGATTCCATTAAATATATTGGAGTTTCTAAAACTATTAAAGTAGAGTCTGCTGGAACTGTTACTGTTTTTGCTAAATAAAAACTTCCAGAAGTGTCAAAGTCAGTTACACCATCTGAAGTAAAGTTAGCTTTTGTAATAAATAAATCTAAAGCTGCATCGTTAGTTCCATCAACGTTTGCACATGATATTCTATTAATCTTTAATACTTTATCTGAAGATACAGTTAATAAAGTTGTAGTTGTAGTAGCCGTTAAATTAAATCCTACCGATTCACCTTTAATGGATGTTACTGATACTATATTTGGATTTGCCATAATTTACTCCTTTTATCCGAAAACGATTGCCATTGCAATAGCTTTTCCTGTTGTTGCTGGTGAAGAATCAAAGGTTAGTGTACCAACTCCAGTGGTTCCTGACCCAGAAACGCTATCTACCTTTAAAAATGTACCTGCTGTTATATTTCCTGTAGGAAATTTAATTTCATATGACTGCCCGGCACTATGTGGGGGTGATGTAAGTTTAATCCCGTGACTGTTGGATTCGCAATTAAGTTGAATCTGACCTGGATTTGTTGCACCCATAACCTCGATATTACCGGTTGCTTTTGGTCTTAATTTTAAACTAATATTAGTATCACCACCAACAGCTCCTATCTGTGGAGAGCTACTAGCTGCAGCGTTAGTTACATCAACGTGGTTTACTGCAGATGATGTAGTTTCAAAAATTAATTGTTCGTTTCCATTTTCATCTCTGATACCGTGAGCATCATCAAAATCTATCATAAAAGAATTAGTGTCTAAATTACCACCAAGTTGTGGTGTTGTATCTTCAACTATATTTGCAATACCTAAAGCTATTGTATCAATATCAGGATTGGTGCCATCATTTGCAGTTGCAAATACAATAGCATCACCTTTGTCTGTTGCTGAAAAAGTAAACGAGTCTCCTGAACCAGTTACATATTTAAACTGTACTGTATATGCACCTGATGTTGAGTTTCTTAAAAAATAAAATGTTTGAACGTCTAAAGGTATCGTAACAACTGCATTATCAGATAATGACCCTGTAAACTCTATCATTCTGTGAGATAAAGTTGCACCTGTTGATCCATCTGAAACAGATAAATTAACTGTTCCACCACTTGTTACTGCTTGTGTTGTGTATCCACCAGATATTTGTTCTATAATTTGTAAATTAGTATTAGTCTTTGTACCCCATGTACCGGCATTTTCACCAGTTGCTTGAAGTTCTACACCTAACGGTGTGTATGTTGATGCCATAATTTATCTCCTATGCAGCGTCACTATAACTTGTATTTGATCCAGTTGCAACATCCGAATAAGTATCGTTCGAACCTGTTGAAACATCACTATAAGACGTATTTGAACCAGTGTCAACATCGCCATATGCAAATATATCAATTGTTCCAATACTAGTAGTAATGGATAAACTAGATAATCCAACCTGCATATCTACAGGTGTAATACTTCCAACACTAGCACTAAAAGATTGACCAGTTAATCCTAGACCTTCTTCTATTGTTAAAGACCCAACAGAAGCTGTAGCAGACTGACCTGTTGGTTGAGCCAATGCTCCACCTAATCCTACGATGGTCCCTTGAGCAAAAGTAGCCTCCACTCCAGACAACTGAACTGTATCATTTGGTATTGTAACACTACCAATACTAGCGCTAAAAGATATTCCGGTTAACTGTGCTTCTTGTGAAGAGATACCCTGTGCTGTTCCTTGTGCTGATGTAATTGATAAACCAGAAAGAATTGCTGTTTCATTTGGTGCTTTTGCAGTTCCTTGACTAGCAGTAAACTCTTGGCCTGTTAAACCAATAGTCATGTCATTAACTGTTACAGATCCAACAGAACTTGTTGCAGATTGACCAGTTAATCCTACCTGCATATCCACTACAGATACTGAACCTATTGAAAATGTAGCTGATAAACTAGTGTCTATTGATACAGGAACAAAAGCTTCTCCTTGCGAGGATGTAACGGATTGTCCTGTTGGTGTAATTATAACATCAGGTATGTCAACCGAACCAACATTAGATGTAATAGATAAACCTGTTGGAAATATTGTTACATCTTTAAGCTCACCCCATTCACCATCATTCCATGCTTGCGCGCCCCAACCTGTTTTAAAAGTTATGGCTTCATTCCAATTAGCCTGATCCCAGGTTAATCGGCCCCATCCTGAAGTTACCGACATGGTCGGCCTCCTATGCTAATCTGATTATTGCGTTACTCGCGTCTGCTGTTGGGAATTCTATTTTAAAAGTTCCATTACTAGCTGTCTTGTCGCCACCAAATGCAATTACACAAACAGCGTCAGTTGTTCCAGAGCCACCGTCTGTTGTTGTATTATAAATTAATGCACCATTTGCTGTAAAAGAAGCTGATGAAAAAGTTACATCAGAAAAATCTGTAAATGCAGTTGTTGAAGATAGAGAAACTCCTGAGTTTGTAAGAGTTGCTCCACCTGCAGAGTATGCAGATCCAGATGTATTTGATATTTCATTTGAGGTTGAATAATCTGTAGTGGCTGCACCTAAAGATGCAGAACTTGTAAATAAAGCAATTTTAAAAGTGTGACCACCTGAAGATTCAAAACTGTGTTTACCCTGTAAAAGTTCCTGTTTAAAACTTGAACATATTGCTGATGATATTGCCATAATTTATTCTCCTACGGGTTTGCTGAGGTTACTGGTATACGAACAGCGCCATCAGTGTAGTCATCTCTTCGTCTTCTACCAACTTGCTCATTAGCAAACTTCTGTACCTCTTGTTTATATTTATTTTCATACAAAGTCAACATGTCTATCGGGCCTTTTAAAAAGCCGTATGCTTCTGACAGACAACAATATAACAGTCCGTTTGGAAAATTAAGACTGATATAATTAGTATCATTATCCTCTAAAAGATCAGGCATTTTATTAAAATGAACTCTAAATCTATACGTGGTATTTGGAACTGGGGCTACAAATATTCTTCCTGAATTAGTATCTGCCTCACCTGTAGCACCACCAAACATAGCATAGTATTTTGGTTGACCTTGCGCTGCTGATGTTCCTGTAACGTCTTGATACTCTTGAAGATATGTTACATCTTTTTTTTCTAACCATCTGTTAGCTCCTGTGATTTCAGATCCTGCTGTATCGTAAACTTGTATACCTCTAATAAATACAGCTCCTGCGGGACAGTTTATCGATTCTTGCCCAGCAACAAAGTTACCTAATTGTTGTTTTCTATCTGCATCAATAGGAACATCTCTAAATATTCTATATTGTGCGTTTAAAATAATATTTTCTAAAACAGCATCTGTTAAAACATTTGAGTCTGTTTCAGTATAATTTTTAATTTGTGTTTTTAATCCTGATGCACTTAATCCTGCCATTATTTAACTCCCACTATTTCTAAACATCTTGGACATGTTTTTCTAAATCTTAGGTGACCAGAACAATGTAAATTACTTTCATCTTTGTGAACAGGAATTTCTGGCTCTGGAACTTTAGTATAATATTCTATATGCTCATCTTCCTCTGGACAAGCACATTGTTTAATACCAAATAATTTACAAATAAAATTTTTAATTTTTTTAATCATGCCGTTACTGTTACTGGTCCTGCTGATGCGGAACCCCCTCCTCCTGTTTCAGTTATACTAGATGTTGTACCTGTTGCAAAGGTATAATTATCATCGTTTGTTTTAGTAATTGTGTATCCCGCAGCTAAATTTATTGTTGCTGCAGCCACTCCACCAACAACATTTGCATCTCTAAATCTAACCGTATCTCCTGTTGATCTGCCATGATCTGGCTCATTAACACTAATTGTTGTAGAACCATTTGTTGTTGTAAATGCATTTAATGGTAATAATTTTGGAACAGCAGTTTCTATTCTGTCAGGTCTTACGTGTCTTAAAGATATTGAATCACCATTCATTGGTTTTGGTTCTAATTGTGGTTGTTTTGGTTCAAACTCAGATACATGCACAAACGCACCATTCCATTCTCTTACCATCTCTTTGTATGGAAACTCCATACCAGATCTGTCTGATATTGCTCTTGCGTATTTACCTGTTGCGTACTTTGCCATTATGTTCCTGGATAATAAGCTTTAGGCGTAATGTGTGTGCTTGAAGCTGATCCATCCTCCGCTAGTGCTCTTGCTAACTCATCCTCGTAAGCTAATTTTGTAGCCTGTATAAGCTGTGGTTGATATTTTTGTGATAAATAATATGCAAGGCCAGATACCATACAAGGCACAAATCTAAATGGCACATCAGTTGCATTTGTGTAATCTCCAACATCCTGTATTCTTTTTATAAAAAAGAAATGCATATCTTTAGATGCATTAGAAGAATCTGGTGTTGGATAGATATGTATCGTAACTTTATCTATAAATCTTTCAACCCAATATTGATTAGGTGTGCCTTTGGATAATTTGTTTGAGAAACCTGCATATGTAGATCTATCTACTTTAGTCATCGGACTATCTGATTGTGTTGTCTGAGTTCTATTAGATCTTAATTGTGCCTCAAGAACATCGGAAACTCCAAACACGCTTGCTGGATCTGTGGTTGTTGCTGATGTTCCATCATCACTAGATCTAAAAAAATCATAGTCTGCCTGACCTTCTATAA